TCGAATTTACTCAACAAGTAGATATTGACAGTATGGAAGGTCACGAAGGCTACGAGTGGATTGATGAAGAGGACTATGAAGAAGAAGTTCCTACTCCACCGAAGAAGCGTATGGGTAGACCGCCTAAAAACAAGGACAAATAATAAATGGCTATTTATAGAGGTGATGGAGGAAGCTTAGACGGGCTTGTCGAGTCCGAAGTTATCCTTATCGCTATTTCCCAAGGTGGTACAGGGTCTGCTACGGCCTCCGGTGCTAGGACTAACTTAGGTCTTGGTACTGCTGCTACCACCGATGCCTCAGCCTACGCTACTGCTGCACAAGGCGCTAAAGCTGACACAGCTATTCAATCTGCTGACTTAGCTGCTGTTGCTACATCAGGTGACTATGACGACCTGAGTAACAAGCCTACAGTTCCTACAACATTGGATAGCTTGACTGATGTTGTCATCACAAGTGCAACCAACGGTCAAGGCTTACAGTTTGACGGTACTAACTGGATTAACTCCAACGCTGGATCAGGTACAGTTACCTCAGTAGATATGTCTGTCCCAACTGGATTGGCTGTTTCTGGTAACCCTGTAACTACTTCAGGTACGTTGGCTGTAACTTACGCTACTGGCTACGCTATCCCTACCACAGCTAAACAAACTGAGTGGGACACAGCTTACACAGATAGACTGAAGTGGGACGGTGGTTCAACTGGTTTGACAGCCTCCACAGGTAGAACTAGCTTAGGCGCTACTACAGTTGGCGGTAACCTCTTCACGCTGACTAACCCTTCAGCAGTCACTTTTGTACGTCTTAACGCTGATAACACTGTAAGTGCTCTTAGTGCTTCAGACTTCAGGACTGCTATCGGTGCGGGTACTTCTAGCACCACAGGGACTGTCACTAGCGTTGATATGTCTGTACCTACAGGGTTGTCTGTATCAGGTAATCCAGTAACTAGCTCAGGGACTCTAGCAGTTACCTTCTCAGCTGGTTATTCGATACCTACAACTACAAGTCAGACTAACTGGGATACAGCTTATTCGTGGGGTAATCATGCCTCAGCAGGCTACGCCTTAGACAGTGCTGTTGTTAAGCTGACAGGGGATCAGACGATAGCTGGAACTAAGACGTTTAGCTCAACAATTACAGGATCTATTAGCGGTAATGCAGGAACTGTAACTAATGGAGTAGTGACTACAGGCTCATACAGTGATCCTACATGGATAACTTCTTTAGCTGGTAGCAAGATTACAGGAACAATTGACGGGGGAACCTACTAACGTACTTACGTACTGAAGGATAATTATATATGGCAGCAATAATTAAGATTAAAAATAGTTCTACAGCAGGCGCTGTACCTACCTCTGGTGATCTGGTACAAGGTGAACTGGCTGTTAATGTCACCGATAAGCGTATCTTCACAGAGAACGCTTCAGGCACTGTAGTTGAATTAGGTACTAACCCTACATCATTAAATGTTAAAACAGCTACTGGTGGTGTTCTTACACTAGCTACTTCAGATACTATTGTGTCTACTGGTGATGTGCTTGGTGGTATTGACTTCCAAGCTCCAAACGAAGCAAGCGGAAGTCAAGCAATTTTAGTTGGCGCATCAATCTCTGCTGTGGCTTCTGTTGCAAACTTCAACACTACAAACAACAACACAGACATTGTTTTTTCTACAAACGAAACAGGAGCTTCCCCTACTGAGCGTGTCCGTATCACATCAAGCGGTAATGTTGGTATTGGTACTGACGCACCGGCAACTCCACTCCATGTTTATAAAACAAGCGGAACATCTTCTATTCGTGTTGCTTCTGGTTCTGCAACAGGTGAAGTTGCAAGTTTGCAGTTCTACGGAACAGACAGCGGAAGCGCAGCGCAGATTTATTCGCAAATTGTCACTGGCGTTACGACAAACACCGCAGGCTCAGAGGCAGGTTACATTGGCTTTGAAACAACCAACGCTGGCTCAACAACTGAAAAAGCCCGTATCACCTCCAGCGGTAATGTTGGTATTGGTACTGATGCTCCCACAGCACAACTTCACATTGTCGGCTCTGACACAACAGACCAAGTGATTATTGAGAACACAGATACATCCGCATCATCTGCTCCTGACTTAGTTTTGTATCGAAACTCTGCAAGCCCAGCCGCAAATGACCTAGTTGGTAACATCGTATTTAGGGGTAAAGACAGTGCGGGTAATGACCAAGCGTATGGGTACATCTATGCACAGATAGTAGACCCAACAAGTGGGTCAGAAGATAGCGCAATGTTTTTTGAAACAGCTGTTGCTGGCGCTGCTGATGTCCGTATGATGATTGACAGCAGCGGTAATTATTTGTTTAAGAAGGTTGCAACATCCAATACTACGGATGGTGTTGAGTTTAGGGCAGATGTTTCAACTACTTCAGCAACCTTTATCGGAGACGGTTCAAGTGGAACTGTGATAATTAACAGACAAGGCTCTGATGGAACATTGCTCACATTCCGTCAAGCAAATACAACTGAAGGTTCAATCTCTGTATCTGGAACAACCGTGTCCTACAACGGTGGTCACTTGGCTCGCTGGGCACAGACCATCGGGGCTAAAGACGAAAGCCTAAAGAAAGGTACTGTGCTGTCCAACTTGGATGAGATGAATACCTACACAGACGCTGAAGGCAATCCTATTGCAAACGAACAACTAAACAAGGTCAAAGTCTCTGATGTTGAAGGCGATGTGAATGTTGCTGGTGTTTTCGTTAATTGGTCACACGATGAAGACCACAATGTAGACGAAATCAACATGGCAATGACAGGCGATATGATTATCCGCATCGCTCAAGGAACTACTGTTGCCCGTGGTGACTTGCTGATGTCTGCTGGTGACGGTACTGCCAAGCCTCAAGGTGATGACATTGTTCGTGCCAAGACAGTCGCTAAAGTAACTTCAACCCATGTAACTTGCACATATGAAGACGGTTCTTACTGTGTTCCTTGTGTTTTGATGGCTTGCTAATATGACTGAGCATCAGGTAGACACAGCAGCCGCTGTAGTAGCTAAGACAGCCCCTCCAGTGGGGGTTTCTTTGGCTACAGTAGCGGGCTATCAGGTAAGTGAATTAGTACTTTGGGCTACTCTTGTGTACACCATCTTGATGATTGGTCATAAAGTGTACCAAATCTACTTAGAAGTACAACAAACTCTTGACAAAAAGTAAAAATTAAGATAGGATAGTACACATGGCAACTAAGAAACAGACAAACAAGATGGGTAAGGTCATGGGTGAGTACAAAGAAGGTACTCTCCATAGCGGTAAAGGTGGCCCTGTGGTTAAGAACCGTAAGCAAGCCATCGCTATTGCCATGTCAGAGGCCAATATGCCCATGCGTGGACAGCGTACAGCTAAGAACAAGGCTAAGAAAGCTAAATGAGATCAATTACCCAAGGCGGTAACTTAACTGCTGCCACTGCCACAACAATATACACAGTTCCAACTGGCTACTACGCTAAGTGGAACTTGATGTACTTGTTGAACGGTACAGGGTCTACTAAAACAATCTCTGTTACTTGGCATGACGCTAGTGCAAGCACCAACATCAGTATCCTTAGCGACTACGGTCTTAGCTCTAAGAACTACTTTAAGCTTGATGGTGGAGCTTACATGGTCTTGGAGGCAGGGGACTACATTACCATGACTTCAGAAGCTGGTAGCACTATGTCTTATATCTGCACCTTTGAAGTTGAAAAGAAAGAGGGCCTATAAACTATGGCTACGTATTTAGATACAGTTAATAATGTACTTCGTAGGATGCGTGAACCTACAGTGCAAAGCGTTGACGACACTCCTTATTCCTCTATGGTTGGTGTCTTGGTTAACGATGCCAAGCGTGAGGTTGAGGATGCTACTGAGTGGAATGCTCTGTCTTCTACTGTCACAGTAAGCACAGTTGCTGGTACATACAACTACACTTTGACAGGTGCGGGTACTCGCTTCCGTGTAATTGACGTTGTTAACGACACAAGCAATACTGTGCTTCAGAATGCACCTACAAACTGGATGACACAACAGTTCCTGTTCACAGCAGATACTGATCGTGGATCCCCTAATTACTACAACTTCAACGGTGTGGACACTAACGGAGACACTCAGGTTGACTTGTATCAACGTCCTTCAGGCGTATTCACAATCCGTTTTAACTTAGTTGTCCCACAAGCTGAACTGTCTACCAACACAACCCGTATCTTGGTTCCTGCTCACTTGGTAGCTATGCTGGCTTACGCTAAGGCTATATCTGAACGAGGTGAAGACGGTGGTAACTTGTCATCAGAAGCTTACACCATGTACAAGAACGCTTTGGCTAACGAAGTTGCAATTGAGCGTAATCGTTACTCTGAAGAGATGAACTGGACTGCACCTTAATCATGGCTGAACAACTCGTAGGATCATCCATTGCAGCCCCCGGCTTTAAGGGGATCAATACTCAAGATAGTTCTGTAACTCTTGAGTCAGGGTTTGCCACGATTGCTAATAACTGTGTGATTGATAAGTTTGGTCGTATCGGCGCTCGTAAAGGCTGGTTGGCTAAGAACACAACCAATACTGATTTAGGTAGTAATCCTATTGAAGCCATCGGTGAGCTTATTGGTAACGACGGAACTAGCTACACTATTTGTGCAGGCAACAACAAGCTTTTCTCACTTTCAGGCAGTACACTGACTACCTTGACATACGGTGGTGGCGGATCGGCCCCTACAATCACGACAAACAACTGGCAGATGGCTCCTTTGAATGGAGTCCTTTACTTGTATCAAGGTGGTTATGACCCCTTAGTGTTTGATCCTGCTGTCTCTACAACTACCTTCCGTAGAGTGTCAGAGAAGACAGGTCACTTGGGTACAGCAGAACAGAATAATGTAGCCATCAGTGCTTTTGGTCGTATCTGGAGTGGTGGTAATACTGTCACTAAGAGTATCGTACAGTTTAGCGACCTTCTTGCTGGTCATGTCTTGTCTACAGGTACTTCAGGTACTTTGGATGTCTCTCAGGTGTGGCCTAACGGAGCAGACGAGATTACCGCTATGGCTGCCCACAACGGCTTCCTGTATATCTTTGGTCGTCGTCAGATCCTAGTGTACAGAGACGCTAACGATCCTGCTGCTATGGCTCTCCATGACACAGTATCAGGTATTGGCTGTTGTGCAAGGGATTCAGTAGCTTTGACAGGCACTGACGTTTATTTTCTTTCTGATAGCGGTGTTAGAAGTATTACACGCACTGTCCAAGAAAAGAGTGCTCCTTTCCGTGGAATTAGCGCCAATGTGCGTGATGACTTAGTTGAGGATCTTAATGCTGAAACTCTGGCTAATATCAAGTCTGTATACTCAGACAGCAACGCTTTCTACCTTATTACATTCCCTACTAAGGGTAGAACATATTGCTTTGATACAAGGGATATTCTCCCTAACGGCGCTGCAAGAACTACGACATGGAATCTAGTACCTAAAGCTTTGTTCTCCAACAGAGCTAAAGAAGTTCTTATGGGCTTTACAAGCTATGTAGGTTACTACACTGGTAACTTAGACCGTACAGCTACCTATCGCATGTCTTACTACTCTAACTGGTTTGATTTAGGCCAGTCTCAGATAATCAAGATCTTGAAGAAGTTAGGCTTTACCCTTATTGGTGGTAATAGGGCTGATGTCATTGTTAAGTATTCATTTGATTACAGTCCTTCATATCAGACTAGAAACATCACTATGGGTTCTAGGTCAATATCTGAATATAACATTGCTGAGTGGGGGTTAGCTGAATGGACAGCCGGTGTTGTCTTTGATAACCAACGTATTCAAGGTTCAGGTAGCGGTACTGTATTCCAGTTCGGTATTGAAGTGGATATAAACAGTTTTGAGTTAAGCGTCCAGAAGATGGATGTATTCTGTAAATTAGGACGGACAATATAATATGAGTAACTATACTATTGCAGTAGATTTTGCAGCTAAGGATGCTTTATCTTCAGGGGACACAAATAAGCTTGTTAAAGGCACTGAAATAACTGCTGAATTTACAGCTATTGCCACAGCTGTTAACTCTAAATCTGATGCTGCTAGTCCCGCTTTTTCAGGAACATTTAGCGGTTCTTATATCATAGACTGCGGTACATATTGATAAGGCAAGATAAGTATGCAAATTAAACCTCTTTTTTCTGGTCGTTCTTATTACGAAATCACTGGTGACGACGGCCAGAAGTATGTATACACACCTCAAGAGTTTGTAGAAAAAGGATTTGTTCAAGGTAAAAAGCAGTTTTACGACCCTGTTTTTATGGACAAAAAAGATGAGGTGCTTTCTAAAGCTTCTTCATTTACTCTACCTAAAGGTTTGTCTGTAAACTCAACAGCAAGTAAACTTTATACAGACCCCTCTAAAGGTGTTATTTGGAAAGCTGAAGATTTTGCTCCTTATAGCGATAAGGGGAAGTATAATGTTACATCTTATAATATTTCAGACAAGGCACCTGCTATTACTGGATTGAGTGAGGTTAGTGGAAAACCTGTTTATCTTACAAATGCACAATCAGGATATGACTATGGCTATATTTCAGCAACAAAGAAAGGTCAAACAGATTTTCAAAGCATAAAACAAGCCCGTTCTGGCGGTGGTGGTCTATTTGGCGGTGTTTTTGGGGACATAGTAAACCCAGTTCTCGAAGATGTTGGAAATGCTTTAATTGAGGCTGGCCCTGCTTTGCAGTTGGCTAACTTTGTTGTTCCGGGCCTCGGTACAGGTTTGGCTGCTGGTGCTGCATTAGGACAAGGCGATGTAAAAGGAGCTGCTCTTAACGCTGCTTTTGGTGAGGCTACTGGTAACTCAATGTTTGGTCAAGGTGGTGTTTCTGTACTTCCTACAACAACGGGAACTGGAACTACCTTACCACCTGCAACAAGCGCAGGCACAACTGGAACAACGGAAGGCTTGTTATCAGGGGCAGGCGGTGCAGCAAGCACTGAAATGACTGCACAGCAAACACTAGCAGCTATTGGGGCGGAGCAGGCTGCTGGAATGACAGCTGCTGAGACATTGGCTGCTATTGAAGCAGAACAGGCCGCAGCAGGGGTAGCAGGAGGTGTTGCTGGAGGTGCTACAGGCGCAGGTGCTGCTGCCGCAGGTACTGGAGGTTTGACTGCTGCTGAACTTGCAAAAGCCGGTCTTGTTTCAGGCGTGTTAAATACTGCTGGTGGGTTGTTACAAGGTGAAGCTTCTAAAAATGCTTTAACAGATTATGCAAATAAGACAGCTGAATTAGCTAATAAAACCCTTGAAATGGGTAAGTTTCAGCCTGTAGGAATCACTACTCGCTTTGGTACTTCTAACTTTGTAACAGATCCAAAAACAGGAGCTATCACACCTTCTTATACCTTGTCTCCTGAAGCTAAGGCTTATCAAGACGCTTTGTCTGGTATGGCTACTCAAAGCTTGACAGCAGGCCAAGGGTTAATGAACCTCGGTCAGCAGTATATTGGTGAGTCTCCAGAGGCTGTGCGTAACCGCTACATCCAGACACAACAGGCTTTGTTGGCTCCTCAACAAGAACAGTCATTGGCTGCTTTGCGTAACAGACAAGCTGCTACAGGCCGTGGTGGTCTTGCCTTTGGAGCTACCTCTGATGGCATGATGGCTACTAACCCTGAGATAGCTGCTTACTACAACTCACTCGCTCAGACACAGAGACAGTTGGCCGCTAACGCTGAGACACAATATCAGAATCAAGTTAACTTCGGTACTGGTTTGTTGACAAACGCAACTACACCGTTTACCAATGTCTTTAGTGCTCAAAAAGGTGTGGAGTCTGCTGCACAACAGCCTTTGGAATTGTCCACTAACTTTGCAAACACTGTTGCTCAACGAGGTTCAGACCAAGCTAGAAACTACGCTACGGCTATGGCTCCTAGCTTAAAAGCAAACTATGAGGCAGCTAATTACGATCCTTTTGCTACATTTATATCTGGATTGAGTAATGACGCTCTAGTAAAATACGGTTTGACAAAACTTATCCCTTAAAGACTTAAAGTATAAAGGAAATATATACAATGGCTACAGATAGTATTTTAGGTCTGTTTACTGATCCTTATCAGTACCTACAGCAGCAAAGTCAAGCTCAAGATGCAGCTGCTCAACGCTTTGCTCAACTCAACCCGATGGAGAGAGCACAGTATGGTATTTATAGAGGTGCTGGTCAACTAGGTGGCGCTGTTGCTGGTGCTCTTGGTGTGCAAGATCCTATGCTTCAACAATTGAGTACAATAAAGCAACTTGCATCACAATTTGACACAAGCACATCAGGCGGTGTGGCGGCTTTAGCTAATACTCTTCGTGAACAAGGTCTTCAAGGGCCTGCTCTTCAGTTGGGTCAGAAGGCTTTGGAAATGCGTAAATTGGAAGCTGAGGCTCAAGCTAAGACAATGGAACGCTTGACTAATGAACAAAAGAACGCAGCAGCTATTGCAGACAGTTCTGGAGCTAATCGTGGAACACCGGAGTGGACAGAGATATATAAAAATGAACTTGCTCGTTTAACAGCAGGCAGCAAAGGCGCTAACATTAAAGAGATTGGTGTTGCTGAGGGATCTCGTCAACCTGTGTACTTTGATGTGGCTACCGATACTCAGTTTATCATGAAGCAAGATCCTACAACAGGTAAACAGGTTCGTGTACCTTTCAATGGCGGTGTTGACCGTACCACAGCTAAGACCAACATTGGAGGTATTAAACTGCCTGAAGGTGAGTCTGAGTTTGTTAAAGAATTGGGTAAACTGGACGCTAAACAAGTTGTGGACGCTACTAAGACTCGTGAAGCTGCTATTGGTGAACTTGATACTTTGAAGAAAATGTCAGAGTTGAACCGTCAACAAATGACTACAGGTACTTTTGCCTCTGGTCGTGTTGCTGTTGGCAACTTGTTGGGAACCATCGGCATTGCTTCGGATAAAGATAAACTTGCTACAGCTAAGTCTGAAGAGTATCAGAAATACGCAGGCAATCTGCTTTTGGATAAGATCAAGAAACTTGGTACTAATCCTTCAAACACAGACAGGGAGTTTATTGCTCGTATCATCCCTCAGCTTGAGAATAGCGCACAGGCTCGTCAAGAGTTGATTGATTACATGGTTACACGAGCAAACGAGGTTATTAACGAAACAACTCGTTTGGAACAATACGCACGACAAAACAGAGGATTAGGTGGTTATAAGCCTGCTGTGCCCCTTGTGTCTACAGGCGGTGTTGCTAGCTTGTCTGATGAAGAACTTATCCGTCAAATCCGTGCTGAACGTGCTAAACAAGGAAACAAATAATGGCAGCTACAACTTCCCTTGAAGAACTAGAAGCGGAATACGCACGACGCACTGGTAAACCGTATACTGGTAAATCAGTGCTGGAGACACAACAAGAAGGGACAGCACTTCAAGAGTTTCAAAAGTTTGGTGAATCTACTTTAAAAGGGATTGGAACAGGTATTACAGCTGACTTGTTTGGGGGCTGGGGCAACCTGTATGATTACCTGAAGAAAAGTAAAGATCCTAGTGCTTTCTCTACACAAGGTATTATCAAAGGAATTGAAAACCTTACAGGCACTAATCTTTTAAAAGTTCCCGGATACACAGGTGCTTTTGAGTTCTCTCGTGCTGGCGCTCCCGCTGCTGCTCTAACGGCTGCTGGATTGCCGGGTCTGTTTTCACGTACAGGCCGTGGCGTTGCAGGAGAGTTCGGAGTAGGCGGTACGGCAGGTGTAACAGCTGAAATGCTTGCCCCTGATAGTCCTCTGGCTTCTCTTGCTATTCAATCTGTTCCAGATATTGTTAAAGGAGCCTACAGAGGCGTTCAAGGACGCATGACAGCTCCTCAAGGCGCTTTACCTACAGATATTGAACAATACCTTCGTGTAGGCCGTATGACACCCGGAGAAGCTACTGGAAGCCGTGTGCAACTTGCTCGTGAAGCTAAAGCTGAAGCTGCTCCATCTATTGAAGCTAAGGGCACTACATTCCGAGTTGGTCAAGCTCAGGACGTGGAAAACTTCTTGGACAATGTGTTTAAACGTGTGTCTTCACAGGCAGGTACAGCTGAAGATGTTACAAACACTACAGTCAATGCTTTTAATAACTATGGTAAGTCTTTGACAAGTAAGCTCCGTAGCGACTCTAACCGTGATTTTAGGTCAGCTAGGGCATCTGGCGGTATTATTGATCCTACTCCAGTATTGGACGCTGTAAATAAAAAGCTGTCAGAGATTCCTCCAGAGACTCCCGGCTTTGCTTCTATTGAATCTGCAATTAAGAAGATTAAGGATGAGTATTTTATTCCGGAAGTAGAGACAACAATTACTCCGTCTACAGTTCTTGGCCCTACAGGTCAACCTCTGGGTGTAACTATAACTCCCGGCACTCCTGCTGGCGTGAAGAAGATTAACGTAGAGCGCCTACAGAAAAACTTGTCTGCTTGGGGTGAGGCAGTATATTCAGGGAAGGCTGATTTTGGTAAGGGTAACATCTTTGAAGGCGTGGCTCCCGGTCAAGTTAAAGGTATTGCCTTAGCTGTATTGAATGGTTTCCGTCAATCGTTGGATGAAGCTATTGATGCAGGCGTTCCCGGGGCAGAGAAACTTCAAACAGCTCGTGATAACTTCAAGAATAATCTGAATAACATTGAGATTTATTCAAATCGTCCGCTGACAAAGTACTTTGATGTAGCTAATCCAACAGACTTGACACCTGAAGTTGTGTTGAATAAGTTGAAAAATGCACCTCCATCTGAACGTAAGTTCTTGGCTGAAGTACTGCAAAAGAATCCAGACGGTGCTATGGTGTTTGACACCATGCGTAAAGCGCAGTTCTCGGATATTCTGACAAACGCTGCCAATACGGCTGCTCGTGCAGACGATCCAGCTTTTAACTTGCAGACAGCACTTGTGGAGTTAAATAAGAAGAAGGGTGACTTTGATTTCTTATTCCCAAGTACCGCTGACAAAGCCGATGCTAACTTGGCTATTCGTTTCTTACAGAAAGTATTGAAGTCTGAAACAGGCGGCGGTGCTGGCGGTATTTCAGGCGCTGATGTGTACGCTGTAACCGGAGGTGCTGGAGGAACTGCACAAGCTCGTTTAGCAGCTAAAGAAACATTCCAAGTGTTGCGGGACATTATTGCTCGTCCAAATGTGATGGCCGATATTGTCTTTGATCCTGAGACTGTTAAAGCTTTGGCAGAAGCACAGAAGAAGAGCACACCTAAGAAAATTGCTGATGTTGTAACAGCTGTTGGTAAAGTAACAGCGACACAGGCTGTAAGGTCAAGTGCTCGTTTGTCTACACCCGGCGCAGAGACTCCAGAACAAGCTACAGCAGCACAGCCAGAACTTTCGGAAGCTGAGGCAGAAGCTGCTCGTCGTGGTCTAACTATAGACTAATAATGTTGTGGATCCAATCTCTGCAATGCTCATGCTTGGCAGTGCGCTCAAGGGCATACGCTCTTGTTGCGAGATGCTTAACGAGGGCAAAGCAGAGATCCAAAGGATTAAGAAGGGTGTAGAAGATGTCAAGGCTATCGTCAAAGACGTTTCTGGATTCTTTGGCTGGCTTCAAGGGCTTTTCTCACCAGCGGATAAGCAGCCTAGCGTTGCTG